TCCACCTTGTGCTTGACGACGGCCACGGTGCCGAGGAATGCGAGCGCCGCCACCGCGTAGACGATGAGCATGACCGGGACCACGAAGCCGCGCGTATACTTGGCGGCGAGGCGGGAAGATGCCGGTGCAAATCCGGCCCCAGCAGCACCAGCGGCGACGGCCAATGGATGGGTGGCGGAATTCGTAGACGCGCCCGCCGCTTTACTGTTCGTCATTTGTCGTCCACCACATCAGGTTTCGGCGTGTCGGGCTTCGGTGGCTCCCATTTCACGCCATTGGCCATGTAGAAATTTAAGAGCAGCGGCAGCACGCCCCACACCACGGCGGGATAGCTCGCCTGCGCGGCCGATGGGTCTTTGAGCGCGAGGAACCACTGCGACACCTGTAGCGCGTGCCACAGGTAGACGCCGAGGACCGCGCGCGGGACCAGGCGCGCCAGGTCGAACGCGCGCCAGAATCTCGCCCATGCCCTCACGGCTTGCCCGTGTAGTCGCCGTCGAGATAGATGGCCCATTCCGCCTTGCGCCGCTTGAGCAGGCCGGGGACGTGGACGCCGTTGTCCAAGTCCCAAAAGAGGAAGCGATCGGCGCACTCCGCGTCGTTGCCGGCGTTGAACCGACGCATGGTCCCCGAGGTTCCAACCGCCTGCACGCCGCAGTTGTAGGCCAGCGACACCAGCGCGTCGAATTGCTGTTGGCTCGGCTCGCGCTTCATGAACTCGGACAGCCCTTCGGCGTGCCGTGTCAGGTCCGCAAGCAACCATTCTCTGGCTTGCGATAACGTCACCGTGTCACCCGGGCCGACGCCGAGCGTACGACCGAAGCCGAGCGTCCACACACCGCCGCCGTCGCGGTACGCCTTCGGCTCGAAACCCTCCCACGCTCCTACGAATTCAACCAACGCAGTGGAGGGCGTCATCGGCGCATCCTCAAGGCTTCTTCCGCCGACGTGATGCGCCGCTCGTGCTCCCGGTCCGCTTGCCGCTGCTGTTCCACTAGTGACAGGAACAACTCGCGGTCGCGCCGCGCATCGTCCTTGGTGTACCGCTCGGCCTTGAACTCGGAGATGGTGTCGATCGCCGCGTCGATCTTGGCCGACAGCGACGCCGCCCACCAGATGCCGCCACCAGTCTGCACGAGCAGCCCGAACAGAAGGACAAGCGGGATCTCCTTCCCGACGTGCCACCGCTGTTCTTTGCGGCGATCCTCGCCGTCCCACCCCTCCACCGGCATTACGGCAGCCTCACAATGGTCATGACGGTGCCGTTGGTGCCCTGCACCGTAGTCGCCGCGGTGCCCAGCACGAATGCCTCGATGAAGTCGTTGTTGGTCGCCGTGAACACGTAACGCACGACGGCCGACGTGATGTTGCTGACCGTCGAGAACGCCCGGGAAGCTGCCTGCCGCACTGACGAGCCGTTCTTGTAGATTTGCGGCGTCACCGCTGCGCCGGCCGCGGTGTCCAGGAACTCGCATTGGAACTCGACGATGTACTTACCGGGGTAGTTGCACACCCAACGGTTGTTCGCCGCGCTCCACTCGTTGTTGCTGTCGAGCTCCACCGTCCACCCGGCAAGCTTGGTCGCCGCAGCGAAGCCGGTTTGGTTCGCCGTCAGCTTGACCGACAGAGCTGTACGAGGATCGAGATAGGAAGGGCTCGCGTACGAGATGATCCCGTAGTTGAGCGCCGATAGCCCCGCGTCGAGCGTGCCGCCCGAGTCGAATTGGATATTGACGCCGGTGTTGACCGCGAACGACGAGGACTTGACCGTACCGTACACCGTGCCCGCGGTGACTTGCGCCTTGATCCGCCGCCCCGTGTGGTAGATGGACGTCACGTCCACGCCCATGACGTTCAAGGCGTTGGCGCTCACGTAGGCCAGCGTGTTGGCCTCACGCACCCATTCCGTTGGGTATGGCTGCGGGTAGCCGAAGGCAACAGGCACGTTGTCCTGCGTGTAGACGACGGCGCCGCCCAACGCCACCGGCATGAGGATGACGACCTTGTAGAACGCCGCTTGCACCCAAATCTGCGCCGCCCCTGCCGCGTCGAGAATCACCGGGTTGGTGTTGGCGTTGGTGCCGGCCACGCCGTCCACGTAGGTGGGATAGGTCGCCAGTGGCGTGGACGTGCCGGCGACGTACGTCTGCACCTGGTACGACGCCGCGGGGGCGCCATTGCCGTCAAACCACCGGAAGATCGGCACGCCAAGGGGGAAGGCGAAGGGGCTGGTTGCCACGGGGCTCCTCTGGGGGTTACGATGGCCGGATGGCCTGGGAAATCAACGAGAACGTGCGGCCGTACGACCCTCGCAATCCGCGCCCCTCCGAGTGGTGGGCGGCTATCGCGGGCGGTCCGGTGATTTTCTTGCTGACGGTGGGCGCCTTCGTCGGCGCGGTGCTTCTCTACACCTGGCCGTTCCTGCTCACCTGGCTGCTGTTTCTGTAGCGCCCACGGTTGCCGCGGCGCCGAGCCCGCGCGCCTTCACCGCGAACTTGAGCATCTCGCTCAGCATGTCGACGTTGGCCGGCGTCGCCTTGCTCATCATCGCTTTCGCGATCGACGGATCGAGCATCGCCTGCACGACGAGGTCGCGCACCTGCTCCTCGGGGATCTGGTAGAGCCAGCGCAGCGGGCGCGCGAGCGTTTGCAGGGTCGAGTTGGTCGACAGTCCCTTGCCGAACGCCGCGCCAAGCAGGTTCGCGGTCGACAGGTTCTGGAAGGTGTTCGACCCCACCGCGCGGCCCGCGGTGTCCGACAGCGATGCGCGGTCGAGATCTTCGCCGATCGCGCGCAGCGTCTGCATCTGCTCGTCGGACATCACGTTGCCGAGCTCGTCGAGCTTGCGGGTGACGACGTTTTGCCACTTCGCCTGCGAGAGGATCGGCTCGCCGGTGACGTCGGGGCCGGCGAGCCGCGTGCGCGCCTGGATGTCCTGCCCCGCCTCCATGCGATTGATCGGCACGCTGTCGGCCCGATACTGCGCGCGCGCCGCGGCGTAATCGGGGCTCGCCTTGTCGAGCCAGGACAGCAGATCCTCGCGCGTCTGCGCGATCGCGCGCCGCTGCGCCTTGCCGATGCCGCTCACGGCCGCGGTGTCGAGCATGTCGTCGAGCGCTAGCTTGACGAGGTGCAGCCCGCGCACGGAGCTCATCACATCGTCCACCGGCTGGCCCGACTCAGCGGCGATCTTGGCGGCCGTCTTCACCGCGTCCTTGAACGCCGGGCGCTGCGCGAGCGACAGCAGCAGGTCGACGTCGTTCTCGCCGCTGAAACCGCCGGCTTCGGCCTTGTCGTAGTTGCCTTCCGCCGTCTTCGCGCGCGCATCCTTGGCCGCGTCGACGTCCTCGCGCGTGCCGGCGATGTCCTCGAGCGCGCGGTTGCGCGCCGCGTTGTTGGCCGACTTCCGCGCCGCGAAGCGCGGATCGGTCGCGGCCAGCGTGCGCTCTGCCTGCAGCAGCCCGAGGTCGCGCGATGCCTGCGCCGTTGTCGGCAGCGAGCCGGGCACGATCTTAGGCGCGTCGCCCATGTTCGCGGTGGCTGCGTCGGCGTCGCTCGCTATTCGCTTCAGCGTCGCGCCGGCGACCTCTTCGCGCCCGGCCGCGGAGAACGGCTTGACGACCTGCTTCGCCGCACGCCCCGCCGCCGGCAGCACCAGCCGCGCCGCCTCGATCGACGCCGGCGTCAGGAAGCCGGTTGCCATGCCGATCGCGAGCTGCACGAGCGGCGACGCGCCATCCTCGCGCGCAACGCCCGCCGCGCCTGCCGCGGTGCCGCCGCCGGCCGCCTGCGCGCCGGCGTTCGCCGCGAGCGTCTCGCCGACGCCGCGCGTGACGGCATTGGTGGCGCCGGCCAGCCCCTTGCCGAGTGCGACCGTGCCGCCGCCTCCGGCGAGCCCGCGCGAGACGTCGCCGACCAGGCGCTCGCCCTGCGTCTCAGGACTCGGCAAGCCGACGTCGGTGAGCTTCTCGGACAGCCACTCGCCGAACGGCTTGGCGCCCGCCAGCCGGCTGATCGGATCCGCGATGATGGCGGGGATGCCCGCCAGCCCCTCGATCGCGTAGCGCGCGGTCAGCCCGGCCTGGCGCGTGAGTTCCTCGCCGGTCGAACGTGCGGGCGCCGGCGGCTCGCCGCCCTTCATCGCCGCGCGCGGGAGAATGTCACGCTCGATCGCGGTCGCGATCTGGTCGGGCGGCATGTCGTCGGGGAACTGCACGACGCCCACGCCTTGCACTTGGACGCGCGGCATTACCGCATGCCCCCCGGCGTGTACACGTAGTCGACGCCGGAGCCCGCCGGCGCCGGCTGCAGCGGGCCGGCACTGCCGCCCTGCACCGCCTCGCGCGCCGGATCGCTGCCGATCGGGCGTAGTTTCATGCCGCCGCGCTGCTCGTACGTGGAAATCGCTTCCGGCGAGAAACCACCGCGGGCATTGGCGACGGCCGCGTTGATGCGCCCCTTCACCAGTGGCCATGCGTTGCGAAGGTCGGTTTCGTTGAAGGTGCCCGAGGCCATCATTTCCGTCGCGCGCCGCTCGGCTTCGTTTGCCGTCACCGCCCCGCCGCTGTAGAGCTTGAGCAGATCGTTGGCCACCGCCTGGATCTGCGACCGCACTTTGTTGCCCTCGGTCGATTGAATCCAATTCGGCTTATTGGCGTCGATCATGCCGACGCCCGGCATATCGCGCACGCCGCTGTACTTCTGGATCGTTGCGTCGAGCGCGTTGGCCGAGGTGAGCAGGTTCGGCAGCGCGTTGGAATCAACGAACTTGGCCAAAGCCGCCGTTTGCGAGTCGATGCGGTTGCCTTGGTTCGCCTCGCGCGTCGCCGTGGCGAGATCGCGCGCGCGGGCATCCTGCATATTCGCGATCGTCATGCCCTGCGCTTGGCCTGCCGCCGTCAACCCTTCCGTCATCCGATTGTGCCGCGCCGCCTCGCGCTGCTGATCGGCCGTGAGCCCTTCGGCAGCAACGTTGTGCCGCCCCGTCTCCGCGCGCGTGTCCGCCGCGCCCGACAACTCGATCTGCTTGGCCGCGTCGATCGACGACGAGGCCACCGCCCTGACCCAGGAAGCCGGATTGCCGCCGCGGTCGCCGAATGAGTTGGGGTCGATGCCCACGCGCGACATCACCCCGGCCAGCGTGTCGAGGTCGCGCGCGCCCGCTCCGGGATTGGTCAGGATCGCCTGCGCCATGCCGCCGACCATCGCCAGGTCGATCTTGCGCGTCTCGGCCTCCGTCTTACCCGCGTCGGCGGACGTCTTGCGCTGGTCAAGCGCCGCCTTGCGGCGGGCGTCCGATTCCTTGAGGATCGCGCCGGCCGCCTGCGGATTCGTCGTCACCGCGTTGACGATGGCATCGGTTGAGAAGTTGGACCGCACCAGGTCAGGCAGCGCCGACTCGTAGGATTTCTGCGCGTCGAGCCCGCGGCGCGCTTGCTCCTCCTCGAGATCGCCCATGCGCCCGCGACGCGCGAGATCGCCCAGCGATAGCGTGGTCGCGAACTGCTTGACCGGATCGGGCACCTGCACGCCCTGTGCGCCCAGCAGGATCGACGGATCGAAGCCCATCACGGCTTTCCGCCTCCGAGCGTGTTGACCAGGTTATTGCCGAACACCAGATTGAGCAGCTGCGTGATCATGGCGTTGGTGGCGTTGGAACCCCCCACCGTGCCGCCGGCCAGCGCGCCGCCACCGGCCAGCGTGTTGTTCGACAGGAGGTTCGCCAAGGCCGCCTGCAACGTCGAGTTGCCGTTCGCCCCGTTCATGCCGAGCCCAGCCAGATCCCTGAGCGTGCCGTACGAGAAATTGCGGTCAACGTTCGCCTGCCCCAAATTCGTGTTCAGGTCGTAGCGCCGCTGATCCTCGTTGAAATTCCGATCACCGACCGACGACGTGTAATCGAAGTTGCGCGAGTCGATCCGATTCGAGTTGTCGAAATTCCGCGAGTCGATCCGATTCGAGTTGTCGAAGTTGCGCGAGTCGATGCGGTTGGAATTGTCGAAGTTGCGGGTGTCGCGGTACGCATTTTCGTTGAAGTCGCGGCTGTTGGTGAAGCGGTCATATGCCTTGCCGTACTCGTCGGATGCGAGCCCTTCGGCGTACTGCGTCTGCGCCTTCATGGTCGGGCCCGACAGCACGTTGCCGCGCGCGGCGGCCGTGTTGTCGAGTGCCTTTTGCCCCTCTCCGAGCCGGAACTTGTAGCCGGCATCGTCGAAGAAATCCATGGGATTGCCGGGGCTCACGCGCGACAGTCCATCGGATGCCGGCGCCCCGGTGCTGGGCGCGCCCGGCGTGCCGGTGCTGCCCGTCATCGGCGATCCAGCCGCGCCCGCAGGCGACGTGCTCGTGGGCATGGCCGGCGCGCCGGGCAGCGCACCGCTGCTGCCGGTCATGGGCGAGCCCGCGGCGCCAGGCCCAGTGGATGACCCCATGCCGCCGCTGTGCAACGCGCTCGCGCCGCCTCCCTGCGCTTGCGCGTTGGTGGCCGAGCTGGGCGCGTACCCCGGCGTATTCGGCGCGGTCCAGTTGGTGTACGTGTCGCCGTTGGTGACAATGCCGTTTTGCCCCAGGACGCCGGTGCCGGTGCCGCCGGTGAACCCGCCGCTGGCGTTGACGCCCGACCATGACGTGCTGGGGTCCACCGTCATGCCGCCGCCGGAACCATTGGGGATGTAGTACCCGTTGGCGATGGCGCCCTTGCCTTCCTTCACCATCTGGTCGGCGTAGTCCTGATACACATCGGTGCCGATCTTCCACCCCTGCGCCGGCTGCGACGTGTGGCCATACTTCAACGGGTCGTAGTACTGCCCGCCGGGGCCGAATGCGTTGTTCAGTTGGTGCAGCAGATACTCGTCGCCGCCGAGCGAGGACAGCAACTCGGCCGTGTCCTTCGGATCGTTGCTGTTCAGCAGTTGGACCTGCCGTGCGGTGAGATTCATTGCCCTACCTCCGAGCGGCGATGGCGCCGAGCGTCAGCGGTGCCGACGCGAACTTGGCCGACAGGTTCGACGGCGTGCCCTGCGCGACGAACTTAGCCCCTAGCGGCGACGTGTCGAAGTTGGCCATCTTCCCGACCGCGGCCTGCCCGGCGTCGATGTACGGCTTGTAGTTGGCCGCCGCGCCGTCGATGCGCGCCGTGGCCAGGTCATTGGCCTTGTTCGCCGCGTCCTGCATTTGCTGCGACGCCTTGCCGGTGGCATTCGCCGCATTGATGCCGCCACCGGCCACGCCGAGGAACGACAGCAGGTTCCCGAGATTCAAACTGCCGTCTTTGCCGACGATGCCCAGCGACTTGAACAACGTGGCGATGGCGTTTCCGCCCACGCTTAGAACACTGGACAGGTTGGGCATGCCGAAGCCGCCACCGCTCGCGTCGCCGCTGCCGTTGGTGCCATCGCCACCCGCACCGCCGCCCCAGTTGGCATAGGGATCGTCGCTGCCGTTGGACCCGTCGCCGCCGGCGCCGCCGCCCCAATTTGCATACGGGTCATCGTCGGTGTACAGCGGGTCGTCGATGCCCCAATTCAATCCATCATCCCAAGGCATGCGCGTTACTCCTGAAAGGTGAGAGGTGCAGACGCGGCCGGCGACGTTGCCGGGGAATGCAGCGCCGGGGAGCCCGGCCGCGCCCGCATGGCCTTACCGCCGACGCGCGGCCAACTGGCCCAGCGTAAGCGCCGTTTTCGCGATCCCGGGATCGACACCCAGCATCCCCGCGCCCTGCCCGAGCGCGGCGTTGGCGATCATCGACACCGGGTTAAAGTTGCCCCCGGCGATTTGCCCTGCGTACGTGGGCGCCTTCGCCAGTTGCGAGGTCAGCCACGACGGCAGCGACGACGCGCCGGTAAGCCCGCTCCCCGTCGCGCCGGCCGTCAACCCCGCGGCGCCGCCGATGCCAGCACCAGCCATCGCCGCACCCGCCATCGGCGCCAGCGCGCCCACCACGAGCGGCGCGAGCTTCACCCACAACGGATCGGTGGGCTTCACCACGTTCCGGCTGTTCGTCACGCTGCCGTAGTTGTCGTCCGCGAACACCGCGTTCTTGTTCTTCAACTGCCCGAAGTTGGAGTTGCGCAGATCGAGCCCCAGCGTGCCGCCCTTCGACGTGGGCGCCTTGCTCACGTCGAAATCAAACCGCACGCCCTGCCCACTGCTACCGCCCTCACCGCCACCAAGGTCGGTCACCGTCGCCTGCGCGTTCGGGTCGAACGTGCGCAGCGCCGACAGCAGCGCGTCCTTGCCGCCGAAGTGATCGAGCATTTCGGGCGTAAAGACGTTGGCGCCCGAGGTGTACGCCCGCAGGAAGGTTTCGAGCGGCGCGGCCACGGTCTAGGGCTTGTACGCGCCGTTGGTATTGCGACCCATGCCGGCCACCGGCTGCGATGCCGGGCCCGGCGCGCCCACCACGGACGGCTGCGCGCCCGACGAGCCGTACCACCACGCGGGCGGGGCGTACGTCGCGCCGGCATAGGTTCCCGGTTGGCCGCTGGCCTGAAACGCCGCATATCCCGGATCGGGCATCGTGGCGTAGTAGCGATTGAGGGCTTCCATCTGCATTTGCGCGACCGGATCGTGAGGCGCGCGGGCCGCCAACTGTTCGTAGGCCGCTTGCTGGTTGGCGCCGTTCGTGCTCACGAAGTTCTGCACCCACGAGTTCTGGTTGGTCCGGGACTCGTTGTCGTTGCCGCCGAACGCCTGCGCGTACAGCGCGTTCTGCGCTGAGGTCGCACCCGCCTGTTGCTTGAACTGGTCCAACATCGCCTGTTGCTGCGGAGTGAGCGTGATGCCCGCTTGCGCGAGTTGCGCCGCCAAGCCGTCGTCGAATTTCATGGGTGCTCCCTGGTTGGAGTGATTTTCGCCTTGGTGCCATTGGCCAGTCGCAGGGTCGAAACCGTGCGAAATCTTGCCCATCAGTCCCACGTTGGCCGCGCCGGCAGAACCTTGAACGGCGAACGGATCGCCGTTCCACACGCTGCGCCAGCCGTTGGTACCGGCGCCGAAGGTCGGCTTCCCGGCATAGTTGGTCGGGTTGATCGTCGTCCCGCCGGGGTTCGCGCCCATGCCGGTGCCGCTATAGGTGCCGGCGGTGACGCCAGGGCTTGAACCGTAGTTGCCGCCCGTCATGCCGTTGTTGATCGTGCTCGAGCCCGCGACCGACGACGACATCGGCGACGAGGACGGCATGCCGCTCAAGTCAGCACCGCCCGATACGCCGGTCGCGTAGGTCGGTGTGCCGAATCCGCCGCCCACGTCCGCACCGTTCGCGCCGGGCGTGCCAATGGCCGTGGACCCCGAGCCGTAGTCGTAGCCGCTGTAGGGCATCGTGGTCGCAGGCGCGGACGGCCGCCCGATGTTCGCGCCGAAGCCCGGCATGCCAAGCACGCTTCCGACGTTCGATCCGGTGCCAACGCCGTTGCCGGGGTCCGTCGCGCCGTAGCCGCTCGGCACGCCAGCCTTGGGCCGCGACCCGTAGCCGTAACTGTTGCCGGGATTGGTCCCGAAGCCGCCACGCGCGAGGTCGTAGAGTGAAAAGCCCATGTTTCGCTCCTATTGTGGGACGGTTTCTTCGGCCAGCACGCGCACCAGACCCATGGACGCAGCGGCTGCGGTAGCGCCATTGCCGACGTAAGCAACAACGCCAAGGAATGTCGTGTTTGAAGGCAAATCGGCACTGATCGTGCCGGTCACCGGCGCCACGATCGTGTCCTCGCGCGTCACCGTGTACGTGACGATTTGACTGTTCGCGACCGTCTCGAACACCACGCGGTACACCGCGTTGTTGACGATTGGATAGTTGGCACCCAGGTTGACCTTGGTCGCGACGCCGGCCGCGTCGTTGCTCATCACCTGCAGCGTGGTGTCGGCACTGTCCGCGCCGCACAGGATGCAATTCAGCGTAGCCGATGGATCATTGGCATTGAGCGTCAGCGCACCAGCCGCAAGCCCAAACCCAACCCGCGTAGTGGCCACCGTGGTGTCGATGCCGAAGCGGATTTCCACGCGGAAGCCACCCAAGCCCGCAGCGTTCCCGAGCCAGTAATAAAGCGAGCTCAATGCGCCGTTGTACCCGGCCGCCGATCCCGCGCCGGCTGCGGTCGTGAACCTCCCCCGCGCCAAACTCGCGTAGTAGGACGCGGACGATGGAGTCGGCGTGGAACTCGGAATAATCAGCGGCATTCCGATGGACTGGCCGCCCGCGGCGAATATCTCCGCAACCCTGACGCGACGATTGCGCCAGATGTCGCCCTGCCCGCTGCTGCTCGGCACCGCAGCGAACGCCGAGCGAATCGCCGTGAACAGCGCCTGCAACGGTCGCGTCGCGCGCCCCTGCTCGTCCACCAGTTGCGCCGCTGTCGAGGGGATGGCGCCGAGTTGGATCGCCACGCTACTTGCCGAAGTCCGCGGCCGCGTTCATGAACACGGTTTTTACCGGGTCAGAAACGCGGAAGTGAAACACCCAATCATCCGAGACACCGAGCTTGCGCCACACCACGCGCTTGCGGTACTGCCCCTGCGGTCCGATGCCGCGCCACCGCTCGCTACTCCACGTGTGACCGCCGTCCTTGCTGATCCGCATCATTATTTGCGGATCGCTTCCCTGCCCGGTGCTGATGCCGACGCCGCCCTCAAGATCGAGTTGCAGCTCCCACAGCGTCATGCGTTCGAGATTCACGAAGGCATGGCGAGAAATCAACTCGCGCACGATCGGCGTTGTGTCGTCGGTGTAGCGGTCCGCATCGAGGTAGTACACCCGGCCGTCGCGGTAGTCGGTGACGATCGACGTGTTTCGGTACTGCGACGAATACTGGCCCGCCCACCGGCCCGGCTGACCCGTCACCGGGTCCGTCGTCTGCCACTCGTCCCACAGGTTGGTGGACAGGTCGTAGGCGAACGAGGTATCCGCGCAATTGACGATGTACCACGTATGACCCGAGTGTGTGACCACGGACGTGGTGATGAACGCGCCGGCCGTGATCGCCGCATTTATGCGCTTTTCGACGTCGGGCGTCGACACCACCCGTACCGTGTAGCCGTCGAGCTTGCACACCTGCGGTTGGCCGCCGAGGTTGCGCCCGAGGAACAGAACGGAATCGTTCGCCTTGCGCGGCGTGTCGAAGATGGCCAGGCCCCAATCGATCCCGGAACCACCGACCCGAACGAACACATTGCTGTCGCCGCTCGGCTGCCAGAACTCCAACGTGCGATTGCCGAACAGCAGCAATTCCCCGCCGCGCTCGAACACCTGCATCAGTGGATCGGGATTCGCTTCCGCTGTGGCGAAGTTGAGCGGGTTCCAGTCGGTGTAGTCGTACACCCCGGACCACCGGAAGCGCCCGGGCGACCCCGGATCGTCGACCACGAAGCGGCCAGCAATGAAGCAGATCGACCGCGCCCCATTGGGGAAGTTGGAGATAGGAATATCGGAGAACTTACCGACACCTGACAGGTAGGCGGTGACGCCATCGACGGATAGCGTGTTGGTGCCATTGCTTGCGAACTGCACCACGCCGTTGCTGGTGAGGTAGAAATCAGCAGCAGACAGGAACCGTCCCGGCGACGTCGCAAACAACTCCTTGTTTCCTTGCGCGGCCCTCACATATTCCGTTGAGGTCAACGACGATGTGGGGGTGACGATCAACCCACGAACCGGACCGCCTGGAAACGCGGACGGTGCGTTGTCGTCGTTGAAACCCTTGAGCAGCCCCGGCCGCGGGTAGAACGCCTTGGGCGTCTTGTCCGGGTCGTTGAACGTCTCCGCGTACAGGTTCACGCGCCGTTGCGCAGTGACATTGCTCGACTTGCCGAAGGTTCCCGATCCAAAGAGCGGAACGATCGCCTTCGGCATCGACTACGCGACCGCTTGCAGCACCGGGCCGGGCTCGCCCAGCAGCACCGCGCGCGCCTTGTTGGCCGCCGTCACCATACCCTTCGTGGGCACCGTCAGCTTCGCCGCTACGTCGCCCTGCCGAAACTGCAGGATCGTCTGCCCGTTCAGTTTCAGCGGCTCGCCGCCACTCTGGTACTTCCCGAACAGGAAGTAATCGCCGGCCTTGATAAAGCACCGCTTCTCGTTGCCGTTGTCGTCCATCTCGCCGGGGCCGCGCGCGAAGCAGCAGCCAACGCGCACCTTCTGCGCATCCTCGACATCCGGCAGCACGATGCCGCCCGAGGTCACTTCCTCGCGCACCTCCACCGCCCAGATAAGGCCCGGCATAAGCTCGCAATGGTCGAGCGTCAGCCGATCCGTTCCCGTCGTTCCGTAGTTCGCAACGCCTGCTGGCATGGTTATCGATCCCCGTTGATGTCGTACCGTGTGCGGGTCGCGCCCGGAAGCTCCGTTCGCATTTCCCGCGGCTCCGTGTTGCTCCGCTTCACTGCTGCCTTCAACATCGTGGCCGACGAGCGCAACTCGTCGTCGACCGACTTACCGAAATCCTTGGCCACCCGCACCGCCAGGTTGTCGACGATGCACGCCTGATACCCAGCCGGCAGCGTCAGCACCGTATCGAGCGTCAGCACCCCGCCGCCCAGGAAGCCCCACACGCTGAACCGCGCGGTAAAATTGGTGTACGGCGCCGGCCAGAAGGTGAACGCCATGTGCGGCATCGTCTGGTTGACCCACACCCGCGTCGGAATCCCCGGCGCAGACTTGAGCGTCAAATCCTGGTAGACCTTCTCGCCGATGATCTCCACCGGCCAGTCGATCGGCTGCCCCGGAAACCGGACATTGACCGCCAGCGGCTTGGCCGCCGGCCGCAGACCCGACGCCAGTTGCGACGACGAGTAGGCGATGGTCAACGGCGTCATCGTCAGCGTGTCGACGTACGTGCCGTAGATCATCAGCCGCTCGAGCGCCCAGGCGTCGAGCATGAGATTGAGCGAGGACAGGGCCGTAGCCGCATCCTCGCCCGCGAGCGATTCGTTCTGCATCAGCGTCCCGTTGCGCTGCATGGCCGCCGTGACGAGATCGCGCGCCGTCGTCATGCGTTACGCCTTCGGCGGCCGTCCGACCTTGCGCGGGGCCGCTTCGCCGTCAACCGGCTTGCCGATCTTGGCCGCGAACTTCGCTTCCTCGATCGCGCGCAACTGATCCTGCGACGGCTCGGTGATCGCGTCCGCATCGGCCGGATTGCGCACCCAGCCATCGGCCAGCGCCGCCGTCACGGCCGCCTCGTCGTCGAACACCTTGCCCTCGCGCGGGAAGCCCGGCCAATCCGGGTGATACAGCGTGCGCGGGTACTCCTGGTGAACGTACACCGGCTCTTCCGCAGGCTCGCCCGTTTCGGGGTCTTTGGGGCCGAAGTACACGTGCTTGATCTTGCCGATTGCCATTTGATGCCCCTTTCTCGCTCCCGCGAAGGGAGAAAACCGGGCGCCCGAAAGCGCCCGGAAATACCACGGAGGAACCGCTTGCGTGCGGCTTACGCCGCGACTTGCTGGCAGGCCAACTCGGGGTACGGCGCCGCCCAGCCATAGAGCACGTCAACGCGCGCCGGCACCGTGTCCGTAGCAATCGCGTACTGGCGCACCACACGCAGGGAAATGCCCTTCCACTGGCGACGCGCGCCCCACGCGCCCATCTGGCCCACGTCGACCAGATCGACGCAGCCCAGCGTGAACGCCGACTCGTGCCACGCGAGGTTGCGCGCGTACTGGGTCGACGCCGTGCCCACGAACGTGAGCGCGTTGCCGTTGGTCGGCGCCGCCACCACGTTCTGGAACGGACCCGCCGTGATGATGGCCGGGCTGATGTTCAGCGTCAGGTTGCCCGCGCCATCCGAGGACTGGTTGCCCAGCACCACGAACTGCATCAACTGGCCCGTCGACTGCCGCGTCACCGGGTTCACCGCGTTGAGGCCCACGATCGTGAACACGTCGCCGGCTGCCACGCGCTGCGCTGCCGACGCCGTCCAGCCGTTGGTAATGAGCGTGCCGCTGTTCGCCCACCCCGCCGTCAGGCCCTGCGCCGCACCGTTGACCACCGGCGAGCCACCGCGCGGCCCCGTCGTCTGCCGGTAGATGTTCTGCGACATCCCGAGCTTGAAGCCGATCGTGTTGGTGCCGTCGACGAACACCGCGTCCTTGTACTGCGACGACACGAGCCGCGGGTCGTTGAAGAACCCCGACAGCGCGTTGATCATCGACGCATTGGACGCCGTGTCCATCAGCAGGAACCGCTTGCCGTCGCGCGGCGCCGAGAAGTCGTCGAGCTTGCGGCCGGCGTCCGTGATGAAGCTGATGTTGTTCGGCGACGTGCCCGCTGTGCCGGTCAGGTTGCCGATCAAGCCGGTGGCCGTCTGCAGGCCGTCCTGGTCGATCTGGTTTGCAAGTTGGATCATCTTCGGCTTGATGATCCGCTCGGCGAAGTCCTCGACCTTGAGCGTGAGCTCGACGGACGTGAACGTCGTGTCGATGTGCTTCTGACTGTTGATGGTCAGCGGAATCGACGTTTCGGTGTAGTCCTGCGTCGACAGCGCAGCGCCGCTCGACACCGTGAAGCGCGCCGGGCGACGGATGTTGATCGTGTCGCCGATCTGCGCGCCCTTGTGCGCGAACTTGTCGTCGTACTCGCGCACCACATTCTTGGTGAACACGAGCTCGTTGACCAGCGAGAACAGGCACTCGCTGGTGTACGCTACGGGGTTCTGGAAACCGTTTGACATGATGCTATGCCCTCATTTGCCGCTTGCGCCAGGTCGCGTAGTCGTCCATCGAGCCAGTCGCGGGCATCCCACCTGACGGCGGGCGCATTCCCGAGACGGCACGACCCGGAGGCGGTGCGTTGGATGGTTGCGGCGCGCGGTTGACCGAAGCGGCGAATTCGCCGATGGCCGCGCCTTGCAGGGCAGGAGGCATGCGCGAGATCCGGTGCGCCTCTTGGGGATTGCGCCCCAAGTGGTAGAGCACCCGCGCGCTATCCGGTCGCAACAGCAGCGTCTGCACCATGGCGGCGTTGTGCGGCCCGACCGGAATCTCGTCGAGCGATTGAATCGCAACGTCGTAGTCCGGGGCTTCCTTGACGAAAGCCTCTTTCCGCGCGTCGAAATCCGACAACACTTCCCGCACCTGCCCAAGTTGCCGTTGCTGCTGCTCTTGCTGCTGCCGGTCGGACTGCTCGCGCTCGCGCGCTTGCCGGTCCTCGTTCAGCATCCGCGCCGTCCGTTGCGTCGCGGCGTATTCCGCCTCGGCGCGCAGGAACGCGCGGTAATCGCCCGGATAGTCCTCTTCCCGCGGTGGCGCATCCGCCGGTCGTGCGGGCGGGTCCGCCGCTCGCGGCGCCTGAATCTGGCCTTCGACCAGTTTCCGGTGCGTATCGAGCAACAGGTCCGCGCGCCGTTCCGCTTCTGCAGCGCGTCGCGTGAGTTCGTCGATCCTCTTTTGCACGCCTCGCGCGCGCCGCTGTTGTTCCGGTTCGGGAACGGGCGCTTGCGGTTGTGCGGCGGCCGGATCGGCCGTGGTGTCCGCGGGCCCTGGATTCGCGGCGTCTTGCGCTGAGGGCGCAGCAGGGTCAACAGCAGGCGCTACGGGCGCCGGGTCCGACTGCGCGGCGAAGTGCTCTTCACGCGCCGCCACGTAGTTGTCCATCGAAAACGGGTCGTTGTCGTTCGGCATGGGCTCGCCCCAAGAAAACGAAAAGGCCGCCCAACCTCGGCGGCCCATCGTCTAGCCCGGTTGAACGCCAACCGGTAAGCGGTGCTGCGACTGCCTAATACGTCGTGATCGTCGCGCCTTCCAGTTGCGCGGTATCGCCCGCCGTGGCCTTCGTCACGGTGATGACGAACTCGGACTCCTGGTTGATGTAGTCGAAGGTCGCCGTGGGGTAGGCGGTAGTCGACACGCCCCAACCACCCGACGCGCCGGGACCGAAGCCGATCAAGCTCGATCCATCACCGCGCCCGCTGATCGTGAATTCGGCGTTGTAATTGAGCGCCGACGCCAACGACGGCGACGTGAACAGCGCCGTGCCGCCCACACCACCCCAGCGTGCGCGCAGCGTCTTGACGTTGACGTTGTTGGTCAGCGACACCGCCAAGTCGATGTCCATCTCGAAATTCGGCGTCAGGAACCGCGGCGGGATGCGGATCGACAGGAGCACTTGTTCCGTCGTCGCGCTGGCCGACGCCAATACGTTGTTGATGTTAAGCAGTTGATCGACGAACTGGGTGTTGGCTCCCGACACATCGACCAGGAACACGTTGGCCGGCGACACCGCCGCCGTGATGCGCGCGTACCCGTTGACCGGCGCACGGAACGAGCCGCCCTGCGAAATCGTGCCGTACGTCCACGGCTGCCACATGCTGCGCCCGTCGACCGAGAACTCGACCAGCACTGTGCCGCCGAGCACCGAAGGCCCCGCGGACACATTCAGCAGCGGCGTCACCGGAATGACCGCCGACACTCCGACCGGGATTTTCTGAAAGGTTGTCGCCATGCTCTAGGCTCCTGCGAACGGCGTGCCGCCCGCGAAATCCCCGTTTTCCATCGCCGGCAACGGGATGTTGATGCCCTGGGTGATCTCCGCAACGCGCAGTTTCGTGCGCGCGTTGATGATCGCGATCCGCTCGTCGGTCGACGCCTTGATCTCGGCCTCGCGCACCGCCACATTGGCGTCGCGCTGCGCTTGCTGCTCGCGCGCCTGGGCGTCGAGCGCCGCCTGCCGCTGCTTGGCCGCGGCCTCCGCTTGCGCCTGTTGCGCTTTCTGCGCGGCCCCACTTTCGAGCTCCTGATTGCGCGCCTGAAGCTGTTGCATCCCCTGCTGCATCTGTTGCAACTGGCCCTGTAGCTGTTGCATCTGCTGTTGCACTTCGGGCGGGATCTGCGGCGCTTGTCCGCCGTTCTTCTTGGCCTGTAGCGCCTGCTGGATCTGCGGCGGGAGCATGAGCTCTAGACGCTCCGAAATAGCGTCGGCGCCCTCCCAATCCATTTGCTTCGCGATCAAGTCGCCCACCAGCGGCGCGGCCGGCGGGAACGCCTGCACGAACGCCATCATGGATTCGCGCCCTTCCTGCCGCTGCGTCTGGTACGACGGGCCAGCCTCGACGCGGATCGTGAACGTCTTATCCTTCGACAGTCCGTTCAGCACGCCGCCGGCCGTGGGCACGTTGATCGTGTCCATGCCCGGTTTGCCGTCCTCACTCACCGTCGGCACTTGCCGCATTTCGCCGTCGTAGTAGTGCGGCAACAGCTCGTCGATCACGCGCCCGGTCAGCGAGATAGCGCGCGCCTGATTGTCGGGGAAATTGAAAGTGGCAACGTCGCCCTGCGCTGCGCGCCGTTGAATCGCGATCCCGCTCGTCTCGTTGCTCTTCTGCCCGAGCGACGGGTCGTAGATGCCGATGGTCGACCGCAGATCACCGCGGGAGACGTTGGCAATCTCCACCAACCCGGTCGGCACCTGCGCCGGCTGGTTGCGCTGCGGCGCCGGCAGGAGGTTGCCCTCGTGCGTTCGCGGCTTGTAGTGCATTACCGAGTAGTTGCGGCGGTTGGAGAGCTGGTATTCCTGCTCGTAACCCTCGTCCTGCCCTTCGGCCAGCATCCACGGCGACTTGGGCGACAGTGCGACCGTTTCAGCAATGGTCGACTGCGCGAAGTTGTACATGCGCTGCGGATCGCGCGCGAATCGGATCAAGCCCCAATAGCGGCGCTCGCCCTCAATCACCGCCTCATTGCCGACGCAGCAGATCACCGGAATAATCGTGCCGCCCTTCCACGCATACTCGGCGAGGATCTGCTGACCGCCTGCGAACTTGAACCAGCGGACGCGCCAATCGTCGTACGGCCGGCGCCGCACTTCCTTGATTGACCCATCAGCCGGCAACGGCGGCGGCGGGTCCACGCCTTCCAGGTACACCGTGCCATCGGACAGCAGCACCAGCGACCGCTTGGTGCATACCCGCTCGTAATAGTCGGCCACGACGATGCGCTCCGCACCGTCGAACCACTTGGAATTCGGCGCTTCCGACCAGTCGATGGCCTGCGCATCGGGCCACGCGGCCTCGAATGCGGCCTTGGTCATCGTCTCCGTGACGAAGGCCCACCCGCGGTCCGACCCATCGGGCTCGAGATAGTCGAGATCGGCCACGACCGTCGAGAAATCGGCAATCGGCCGGATCACCAGGCGCTGGTCGAATGAGCGATCGGCTCGGTATTCCGTGAGCACGCGCCACCAGCCGCGCCCAGCTACGACCGCATCGGACCCGCCTTGGTCGTACACCGTGTCGGCGCGCGACTCGTACTCGATGCCGCGGATGATGCCCTGCCGACGCTCGGCCTCCTGCTTCGCGCCATCATCGCCCCCGCCCTCTGGCGTGACATGGATGCCGGCGCGATTCTGCCGCAGGTCATTGACGACTTGGTTGACGAACTGGGGCAACTGGTTGATTTCGAGGCAGATGCGCCCCTTGCGCTCGTTCTGCTTGGTGTCCTCTTCCCACTGCTCTCCGGGCACGAAGCAGAACTTCTTGTCCTTGATCGCCTCGTCGCGATTGTCCTTGTCGCGGTCGAGCCCTTCCTCGTAGCGGCGCTTGGCGCGCTCGACGATCTCGCGGGCTTCCTCACCCTTCGGCGCTTCGATTTCCTCGCCGGCCGGCGACTGCACCACGTCGGCGTTGTCGGGTTCCTTCGTCTCGTCGTCAGGCTCGTCGTGCAGGCGCTCGTAGTCGCCCATGATCGTTTGGCCGCCCGGCGTCACCCCCACACCCCGCCGCTATGCTGGACGGCGACCCGCTTGGGCTTGGGCTTGGGCGCTTCCTTCACCGTAAGCGCGACCTCTCCGAACGCATCCGAGCCGTGACTCGACCAGTCGTGAAGAGGTTGCGCAGCGAGTTGGCCCAATTTGTCGACCCATTCCCTTCGGTAGTTGGTGAGCGCGTCCAAACCGTCCGCGCAGTTGCGCTCGTCGAAGTAGCAGCGCGGGAACAGCATGCGGGCCGCGGCAATGCGGTCCTCGACATTGACCGCGGGCGAGATCGCGACCGCATCGGCGCCGCCGGGCAGTTGCTCGCGCGCCATTTCCTGAATCGACCGCCCGGTGCCCAAGAACTTCGCGCGCGCGTCGTGCGGCAGCCAGTGCTTTGAGTAGCGATACTTCGTCGCCTCGATCACCGCGACGTAATGCGCGAAATTCTGGCCGGTGGCCTCGTAGTAGCGCAGGAAGCGCACCTCCGGGCCCAGCACCTGGACGAACCAGATGGCAGTCGCGTCGCCACCTTGACCGGCGCCGCCGATGTCCCACCACGTTTGCACCGGGATTGCCGGGTCGTATGGCACGTTGCGGATGCGGCCGCCGGCGCGCGCCTCGGATATCTCGGCCGCGTACACCGCGCCGACCACCGGCTGATCGAAGGAGCACATGTACTCCTGGTCGAACATTTGCAGCCCGACCGCGGCACCGTAGTCCTTTTGCAGTTCCGACTTTTCCAGCGCCAGCTGCGCTGGCGTGAACACGTCCGTCTGCTGCGCTGTGAGCACCTGCGCAAACCAATTCTTCGGATCGTCCTGCGCGCCCTGCAGCATGCGGTGCGCGTGATTCTTGCCGCGCGGCGTGGTGTTGAACACGATCCAGCCGCCGTTCTCGCGCAGGATCGGACGCAGATACGCCCACGCGGCCGGCTTGGCGAGCGCCCACTCCGACGCCACGATGCCAATCGGCGGCGAGCCCACCAGGCTGTTGTAGTTGTCCGATCCGACGACCTGCCACGTCGACCCGTTGCGGGTCTTGATGAGCATTTCCTGCGAGCGCGTCGCATCGCGAATACTCGGCGGGATCGTCTCGTCGATGCGGCGCTTGCCCGTTTTCGGGTTCACCGCGTCCCAAATTGCCTTTCGCCCCTGCGCCTGCTCGGGCAGCATGTACCAGTAGGTTCCGACCCGCTCGTGCATCGCGATGGCGGTGCGGTGCAAGCACACGTCGTCCTTGCCGCTGCGCCGGTGCCAGACGACGAACGCGCGAGTGCCGCCGCCTTCCAGGTAATCCCACAGCGGGCGCTGGTAAGCGCGTGGCTGCCAGCCGTTAGCCGGCAGCCTTACCGTCGCCAAAGCGGACGACCTCGACGGTGAGCGAGCCCTGATGGTCAAGCTCTACCTTGTCGCCGTACTTCTTGGGCACGAGCTTGGCGAGCACCCACTTGCGCGCGTCGATGCGCAGCCGAGCCTTGTTGATGCCCTCTGGCGTGTTCGGGCAGTCGTCGGCAATCGCCGTGATGCCGTTCGCCATGCGCTCGAGCCCGGCCGCCTTGGCGACCTCGTACGCCGCGAGGAATTCAGGGTGCTTGTTCAGCCACTCGTAGAACGTCGACTCGCTGCACGCCCACGCCTGACGGCAGATGTCCGATACTGACTCGCCCTTGGCGAGCTCGCCGCAGATGCGTGCGGTCAGTGCTGCGGAATATGCCGCTCGCTTCACTGGCGCTTTCGCGCCCTTGCGCGCCACGTCAACCGAAGGTGGCCATGATGCGCGCGTTCGTGAACGCACGCTGCCACTGCTCTGATAGGCGCATCACTTCGGCCCAGGAGGCGGGAACGAAGTGCCAGCGCGTGGAGACGAACGAATCCCAGGCCATCAGCGGCGATCGTTGCGTCGATCGAGGCGCTGCCGTGCGAGCCGCAGGGCGTTGCGCATGCGCTGGCCCATGGGTTGCACGAGCGCGTCGAGGCGTGCGCCGCCGTACATGCGGCGGATGGCCGCCGCGATCGGCTTGGGCTTGAAGATGAACGACGGGACGCCGTTGACTTCGGCCACGTCGAACGAGAGCAGATCGGACACCTAGCAAGCCTTGCCCTTGCCTGGCTTGGGCATCGGCTTCTTCGATTTGGCTTTGGACATGGGTTGCTCCCAGGTTGAAAACGAAAAGCCCCGGCGGTTACTCGCTCGGGGCTTCTGGCCGGATTCCGCCGACGCCGCGACCCCCTGTCAGGGTCGCAGCATCACGCGAGAATCGCGGAGAATCGGGTTGTGCGCCGGAGTCTCGCACAGGTTTCACGTGGAACGCAAGCCCTTTACGCATAGACCGCCTCCCCCACCAGCGACACCGGCAGATCGAGCGCGAATGCCGCCGCGCGGGCCGCCCGCTCCCGCCTAATGACCGCCGGCCGGTCGATCACCTCCGCAAGCAGCGCGCGCGCCATGCGCAAGCTCGCCTCGTAGTCGCCCCTGCCGCGCGGGTTGCCGACCCCCGACGCCTGCCGCGCGATCCGCATGGTCCGCTCGGGCGTCCACAGCCTGACGTAGTGGCCCTTGAGCATGACGTGGTGGAAGATCTCCACCGCCGACACCGCCGACTCGACGGCCTGGGCGTCGGCCAGGTCGACGCCGGAAGCCGTGGTAGGCGCGCTGCCGATCGCCACGCCGCGCGCGGACAGCTCGCCGCAACTGTCCCAGTGGTAGGCGTTGCCGTAGCCGCGCCGCGTGCTCCATACGCCGCGAGCGACCAGATCGCGGCCGGCGCGGACGCGAGAGCGCCAGCACTCGCCCCAGTTGGTCAAGCGGTCCTCGAGCGTCATGCCGCTTCCTTGAACACCAGTTGTGCGCGGCGGTACTTGTAGTCCTTGGTGTGGTGCGAGTTGGCCGCGCTCGTCGCATGCCCGAAGTGCCAGCCGCCGCACCCGCGGCAGTGGTACGGCCGCAGTGCCTCGTGCTGTTTCAGGCGCGATTTGCGGGCTTTCCGCGTCGCTTCCACGAAGCTGCCGAATTTCGTTTTCCCGGTGCACATTGCGTCCGACACGATCCCTCCTGCGCGCGTGTATGACTCCGATGTCAAGGCTTGCTCTTCCGGCACTCCCCGCAGTTGGCGACGCCGAGCGCCGGTGGATCGCCGATGAAGTAGGAGCCAGTGGTTTGTTCAAAAGCCAATCCGCACGTTTTGCAGGATGTTTGCCAATAAAAGATCTTTGAAGGCTTCCCATCCCTCCGAACGCACTCTTTCTCATCAATGCACACCCAACGTCGCCGCATTCCGCCCACCAGGATCACGTTGCCGATGGCGGCAAAAGTCGGGACACCGGCAGGCGGGACAAACGGGGCCCCCCTCTTTGAGGGGCCCCCGTCACCGTGTCCCCGTTTGTCCCGCCCTCGCCTGGCCGGCTTGTCCCGCTTTGTCCCGCTTTGTCCCGTTTTGTCCCGCTCGTGTCCCGTTTCACTCATCGTCGCCCCTCGGGAATAAACAATTGTTCCTTTGCACAACCTGTCCGCAGTCGATAAGCGCCTTGATAGCACGAGCAAATGCGCGCTTTTTCGTGTCTGCCTTATCATCGCCGCATTTTGCATAGAATTCGTCCCGAGAATCGCCGTAGAGCTTGCCCTTTCCGATGATTTCCACGAGCCATTGCTCGTACTTGGTCAGGCGCTCCGCACCGGTTTTCAGAAGCTCGGCAACGGTGTCGTGGTGGACCGCCACGAGGCTCGTCAGGTCGTCGCCGTCCTCGTCTTGGCCGAGCACCACACGCACGAGGTTGAAGGCCAGCACGTCGCCGTCGCGGCCGTCCTTCTGTTTCTTGACGGTGAGCGTGGCCGCCATGGTCCCTTCGACGCGCTCGACCTCGAACAGAAAGTCGAGGTTGCCGCGGATGGCCGACGAGCCGCGCGGCCCCTTGCTCGCGTCCTTGCCGGTGTGGTGGACGATGAGCACCGCGCAGTGGAACCGATCGCGCAGCCAGCCGCCGATCGCGCGCAGGTAGGCCGCGGTGTCGCGCGCCTCGTTCTCGTCGCCGCTCATGGTCTGCGACAGCGTGTCGAGCACCACGAGCGCGAGCGAGCCCATGCGCTCCCGCTCGACTTCCAGCGCATCCGACAGGCGCTTGAGATCGGCCTTCTGGTCGAGAGTCAGGGGGGCGATGCAGGCGCGGAAGGCCGCGGCGCGCGGGTCGCGCGCGTGATGCTGATGCCATGCGTCGATGCGCGCGAGCAGCCCGGTGCCGCCCTCGGCCGCCACGTAGGCCACGCCGCCGGCCTTGGACCGCCGGCCGAGCCATGGGATCGCGTGCGCCAGGTGCAGGCAGGCGTCGAGCACCAGGAACGACTTGAAGGTGCCGCTGGCGCCGTACACGCTGCCGATGGAATTCGCCGGCAGGATGCCTTTTACGAGCCACGCGAGAGGGCCTACCGCGGCGCGCAACGCGTCGTAGTCGAGTAGGAGGGGTGTGGTGGATGCCTCCGCGGGCTTTTGCGCGCCCAAAAGGCCGCTGATGTCGACCGGGAACAGCGGGCGCTCCCACCCCGCGGCGAACGCCATGCGGTACAGCGTGCCGGCGCCGATGCGTTCCGGCTTGAACGAGCGGAACGCCGCCGCGGTCAACTCGGGATCGTACTTGGCCGACTGGCGCGAGAACTCGTGCCACACGGCCAGGCCATCGTTGCCCAGCGCGCCCTTGATGGCCAGGCCGACGTACACCCAGTCGTCCCAATGCAAGTCGGCGTTGGGGATTGCGGCGACGGCCGCGGCGCATTCCTCGGGGTCGTGGGCGGCCAGCTCGTCGTTGCTCGAGCGCGCCTCGTTGTCCTGGTGCGCGAGTTTCCCGCAAGGAACACCGCCGGCGTCGAGCAGGCGGTTGTTGGCCCACTGCAGGAAGCCGAAGAGCTCGTCGTCGCTGGCGATCGGCAACTGCTCGAACGGCACCTCGAGGGGTTCCCCGGCACCGTTCCACGTGTAGGCGGCGCGAGTGTCCGGGTGCATGCCATAGGCGACGAACTGCTGCCCGAGGCCCAGGATCTCGACCGCATGCGGCTTGGCGCCCGGCGGATCGTCGGGGAAGCGAAAACTGAGGGAGACGAGCTTGCTGCCGGTGCGCGCGGTCCGCACGAGCAGGAGCACCTTGGGCGCCAGGCCGGTGCGCGCGGGCATGCGGCCCCAGATTTCTTCGGCGCGCAGGCGAAACTCGCGCGCGAGCTCGGGGCGCATCACGTCGATGTCGATGCCGCGGACGAGGCCGCAGAGGATGCCGCAACCGCTTTTCGGGTCTACGCGCGGGGCCGGCGAGCGCCCGAACTCGTACTTCTCCCACGCGGCGATCGCCGGCCGCTTGGAGAACGGCAGGATTGGAACCGGCAGGTAACCGTTGCCGGCGAGCGTGCCCGCGGTTTCGCGGAAGGTGACGAGCATTGGCCGCCGCTCACGTTTCCAGGATGCGCTGACGACGACAAGCGGCGCGATAGTTTTGCCGCATGTTCCTGCACGCCCTACACTTGCGAGCGGGACGCCCGAGCCAAATTTCGATCACGAGGTTGTCGCCGGACAATTCGTGTCCGCGTGAGCAATGCGTCTTGCGTCCGTTTCGGTGCCGATTCGCTACATGCACCGCGCGCGCGACATTCGCTGCGTGTGTCGTAGCTGCCAGGTGGTCAGGGTTTACGCAAGCACGATTGCGACAAAGATGGTCGATCTCGCAACCGACTGGAATGTCGCCCCGATGCGCGCGATAAGAAATTCGGTGCGCGAGGCTTTCCCCTGGAAAGCAGACGGTTCTCATTTTTCCGTACCCATCAACGCACAGTGAGCGCGTCCACACCCAGCACCCGCTTTCGGTGACGACGGACGCCGAGCGTAAAACGTTCCCCGGAGCACGACGAGCTGGCATCACAGCTCCTCAATGACGTGGCCATGCACGAAGAGCAGAAGCTTCTTCTTGATCTTGTAAACGTCGGTGCGGAACCCTTTGGCGTCGCCGACATGCAAACGCCCATCGCCGTCGATCCACGTCCAGTCCGCGACGTACGAGCACGCGCGCTCCGTCACCTTCCCGTCCGGGCCAATCGCCTTCGGAACCAGCAGGAACCACACCTGCTCTTTGAGATCTCGTATTTCGCCGCGGCGCTCGCGTTCGCGCAGTTGCTCGGCAACGCGCGCCTCACGTTTTGACGCATAACCGCCCGACTTCACGTTGTTGTACTTCGACGCGCTGGCCGGCTCGACCATGTGCGCGGTGTCGATCACTTCCGATCCGCGCTGGAACCGCGCGCGCTTGGCCGCGTGCTCGCGGAACTGCTCTTCGGTGTAGCGCAACCCCTTGGCCACGCGCTACCGCCCCTGCAGGTCGTTGAGGTGGACGCGCGCCCGGCCGCGCAACTGGCCACGGATGCCTTCGTTCAGCGGCTCGTCGGGGCTTTTGAAGCCGCGCGTGCGCGCCTCCAACCCCCGCAGGTAGCCGCGCAGGAGCGGCACTGCGCTGCGCGGGGGATAGCGCCCCAGGCTGTCGACGAAGGCGATTTCGCTATCGATGTTCCACGCGACGTGCGTCGGGTTTTTCGGGAGCGTCAAGCCGATGGTCATGGGCGTGGTCTACTTTGTTGGATCTTGTTGACCGACATCGGGGATGGGCAGCTTCACCATGCGGCCGTACAACTCCCGGCGGACAAGCATGAAGAGCCAATCGGAAAGGGAGCGGTCATCGAGTGCCGCGATGCGGTTGGCGTCGATGTACATCCGCTCGGTGAGCTTGGTGCAGGCCAATTCGCTGCGCTTGCCGTCGTCGGCCATGGTCAGGCGGCCTCGGTGCGGGGCAGTGCGCGCGAGTCACGCTTCACCGGCATGCCGTGCTCATCGCGGTCAGCGCGCAGTGCGCCGGCCGTCACAATTTCGATTTGGCACTGCCGATCGATGGGGATCTCGCCGGCCGCGATCCACCCGTGGATCGTGGGTGCGCTCAACTTGAGCGCCCGAGCTGCATCGGCGACAGAATCGAAATGGGAGATGAGCGAATGCGGTGTCATGCCCCGATTATAGGCAATCCTAAGCACTCGTCAATAGGCATTCCTTAGGCGCGTGAAAAAACTTAGGATTGCCTATTGACATCCTGTTTAGGTATGCCTATATTTCAATCACGCGCTGCCACCAAGGGGCGCCCCGCCGAGTAACCGAACAAGGGGCACGTGATGAAGCAAGCAACGCTGTACGGCATCGCTCACTTGGGCGCCGAGGGCTACGCCGTGTTCTGGCGCGGCGCATACGACGACACCCGCTACCCCACCCGCGAAGCCGCCATTCGCAAGCTCGAGGAGCTCGACCGCGGCGAGCAGCCCCAGGCCCGCCCGGAACCGTGCCGCTGCGACGCCCGCGACTTCCCGCATCGCCGCGACCACAACTGCGCCGACCGCGAATCCGAGGCGCGCGAGCTGCGCGACGTGTCGCGCATCGGTGACGAAGCCGCGGCGATCAACGCCGACGCGCGCCGCGCCGACTACTGGACGTGGCGGCCGTGAGTGACGACGACTGGATCGTGGTCGGCGACCGCCTGGTGCTGCTCACCTGCTGCATCGTCATCGTGCTTTACGCAACGGGAGTGCTGCGGTGAGCGCCCCGATCCTCGACCCGAAGTTCGTGTGGGTGCCGGCGGCTTCGCACGACGCCGACAGCACCGCATTTCGCGAGCGCCAACGCGCCCGCATGAGGGCCGCCGAGCAAGCCCGCAAGGCGGCACAGCAGTCCAACGTGAAGCAGATCCGAAAGGGGAACAAGTGAAGAATCTCGAAACCCTCACGGCGGAATGGCTCGCGGCCAAGGCCGACGAGAACGCCGCCAACAAGCGCCGCGGCGAGATCGAGGCGCAGATCACCGCGCTGCTGCCGGTGTCCACCGAGGGCACCGTCAACGCCCAGGTCGGCGAGTACCGCATCGGCGTGCGCTACGGGGTCACCCGCAAGGTCGACACCGAGAAGTTGCAGGCGATGTGGGGTCAACTCGGCGCCAAGGCGCAGGACTGCTTCAAGTGGAAAGCCGATGTGGCGCTGCCGAAGCTCCGCGCGCTGCAGGAGTACGTGCCGGCCGAGTACACCAAGCTCGCGGCCGTGATCGAGGCGAAGCCCTCCAAGCCGTCCGTCTCCATCGAAGTCCACGAGCGCGAGGCCGCGTAATGGCCATCGACCTTAGCGCCATCACCATGACGCGCCGTATGGCGGCGCCGAAAATCCTCATGACCGGCGAGCCGAAGATCGGCAAGTCGACATTCGCCGCCAGCGCGCCCGACGCGATCGGCATCTGCACCGAGGACGGGCTCTCCGGCGTGGACGCGCGCGCGTTCCCGCTGTGCAAGACCCTGGACGACGTGTACGAGGCCATCGGCTTGCTGCTGAACGAGCCGCACGGCTTCGCGTCGGTGTTCCTCGACTCGCTCGACTGGACCGAGCCGCTGCTGCACGACTACGTGTGCCGCGCCAACAAGTGGGACACCATCGAGTCGCCTGGGTACGGCAAGGGCTACATCGCCGCCGCGGCCGAGTGGAAAAACCTGTTGGATGGTTTCGAGGCGCTGCGCCGCGAACGCGGCATGGCTGTGATCCTCGTCTCGCACGTCAAGCAGAAGCGCATCGAGTCGCCGACGCACGAAGGCTACGACGCCTGGGTGCTAAAACTCCACGACCGCGCCAGCGGCTTGTGCCTGGAATGGGCCGACATCGTTGGCTTCGCCGCGCACAAGATCGCGATCAAGAAAACGGACGCTGGCTTTGGGCAGAAGGAAGCCAAGGCCGTGAAAACCGGCGAGCGGATGCTCTACCTCGAGGCGCACCCGGCGTACCCGTCGGGAACGCGCTTCGGCATCAAGGATTGCGCGCTTAACTGGGATGCGTTCGCGTCCCAACTGACCCCATCGGCCGAACAGGCCGCCTGACCGAGAGGAACAAACCATGGCTGACATGAGCGGCATTTTCGGCGGCAACGCCTTCGACCCGTCCCAAGTGGACGACGTGCAGGGTTTCGAGCCCCTGCCCACCGACACCGTGTTTCAGTGGGAAATCGGCGACGCGGAGTTGAAGCCCACGTCCAGCGGCACCGGCCAGCGCCTGAACGTGCGCTGCAACGTGCTGGGCCCGTCGCACGAGGGGCGCGTGGTATTCGCCGGCTTCAATCTGCAGAACGACAGCGCGAAGGCCGAGGAGATCGCACGGCGCGAGCTGGGCGCACTGTGCCGCGCCGTGGGCATCGTCAAGCTGTCCGACAGCGACGCATTGATCGGACAGCAATTCCTCGGGCGCTGCCGCACCAAGCCGGCCAAAGGGGAATACGCGGCGCAGTCGGAGCTCGATTTCTCGACGCTGCAGCCGGTCGGCGGCACGGCGCCCAAGCCCGCGGCGCAAGCGAGGCCTGCAGCCCCGGCACCGAAGCCGGCCGTCGCGAAGGCTGCGCCGCCGTGGGCGAAACCCAAGCAGGCGGCGTAACGATCAACGGCTCGCCCTCGCACCACACGGCAGGCGCCTATCCCCTTGGGCGTCGGTGCGGCGGGCGAGCCACCTACCGAGGACAGCATGGCCCGCGTGACAAAGGGTTGGTTCGTCGAAGGTGAGGTGCTCACCCCCCCCCGAGAGGGGCCAAGCAAGGTGCGGTCGCGCATTTTTCACGTGCTCGCTGCGGCCAACGACTATCGCGACGCGCTGAAAGGCGCAGGCACGTGCAAGCCGGAATCGTGCGTGGTCCGCACGCTATTCGGTAACGACAAGATCGAGAGCGAGAACTTCTGATGGCCAAGCTTCCCGAACCGACGCACTCGACCGTGCGCAAGATCTACCAGCTGCACGAGCAGAAGCGCAACGACAAGCCGCGGCCGTACCTGGGCGCGTCGATTCTCGGCGAGTCCTGCGCGCGGCGCTTGTGGCTTGGCTTTCGCTGGTGCGGCGCCGAAGCATTCGACGGCCGGATGCTGCGGTTGTTCGGAACCGGCGACATTTTCGAGGATCGCGTGCTGGCCGAGTTGCGCGAAATCGGCGTCACCGTCAGCGGCGAACAGTGGGAAGTGAGCGCCTGCGATGGTCACCTGAAAGGCCACCTAGACGGCGCCGGCTTGGGTTTCGAGGAAGCGCCCAAAACGTGGCACCTGATCGAAGCCAAGACCCACAACGCCAAGAGCTTCGCGGACCTGTTGAAGCGTGGAGTGCGCGAATCGAAACCGAAGCACTGGGCGCAGATGCAGCTTTACATGGGGCTCGCCGGCATGACGCGGGCCGTGTACATCGCCGAGAACAAGGACACGAGCGAGTTGCACATCGAGCGCGTCGAGTACGACAAGGCCGAGTGCGACAAACTGATCGCGAAGGCGGGAACGATCGTCTTCCAGGCCGAGCCGCCGGTCCGCATCAGCAACGATGCGACGTGGCACGAATGCCGGTATTGCCCCTTCCACGCCCAATGCCACGGCGAGGCCGTGCCGGTGCCGACGTGCCGCTCGTGCGCGCATTCGACGCCGATCGGCGAAGGCCAGTGGCATTGCGCGCATCACGAAGCCACGATTCCGCAGGACGCGCAGCTGGAAGGGTGCGACGAGCATCGGTTCATCCCGGCCCTGCTTGGCCGCGTGGCTGAGTTGGTGAAGGTGGACGGTAACGCGGTGCGCTGGCGCAACAAGTTGACGGATCGCACGTTCGACCAACCGCAGTATTCGTCGCGCGAGATTCACGACGCGGCTGACTTCCGCATTATGGGGGACGACTTCATGCAGGAGATCAAAGCTGTATTCGGCGACGACTCGCGGGTGACCAGCGGGCCGGGGCCGGAGACGATTCCCGAGATGGGGGATGCACCGCCGTCCGACCTGGACGCGATTTACGGCAAGGTGCCGACGAAAAGAAGGAGAAAGGCAGCATGACCGTTATGACCGCCCTCACCGCCGACATTGCCCTCGTACGCTTACTCACCGACAACCGTTACTTGACCGACGATCAGCGGCGCAGCATAGACGGCGTGCTTGCCGCCGCCGAGCGCGCAGCGGTGCCGCGCAAGCTATGGCTATGGAAGAATTTTGTCGATGGGAAGCCGGAATATTGGGCGTTCGACAATCCGTTCCCGATTTACATGGATAACGGCGACCCGCAAACATTTGGGCAACCATGCGGGTATGCGCTATTCAAGCGGTCGCGGCGTGGACGCGATGACGTTAGCGATGAGCAAGTGTTGGCCGATATCCGCCGCGCCGCTGAATCGGGTATCGGGCCGTGCGTCGGACCGGCGGACCGCAGCAACCACTGCGGGCGCTGCGGATCACCACCGGGGCAACCGTGCCGCAACCGCCCGCCGCTCGCCGCCGCCGCGCCTGCGGATGATCTGGTCGAGCGGTTGCGGCGGTCATCCAAAGCGAATGCCGGCACTGGCGTTGGGATGTTTGCCGACGAAGTGCTTGCCGCCCTCGCCGCCCTGCGCGCGGAGAACGGCCGACTGCGGGACAACCTCGCGTCCAAGACTGCCGAGCGTGACGTTGCGCTTGGGGCGCTGGCCGAGCAGGAAGAACGCGCCGAACGTGCCGAGTCCCAACTCGCTGCGGCGCAGGCGGTGCTCGCGGCGGCGCACGACGCGCTAACGGAAATCGCACTGGCGGGGATGAGCCTGCCTATGGTCTGCGGCGACGACGAGGAAACCAAGAACCGATTCCACGCGCGCCGGGCATGGGAGTTTATCGGCATTGCCGCTCGCGCCAAGACCGAAATCGACGCAGCGCGGGCGGCGGCGGGAGGTGGCAAGTGACGCTGCGCGTCGAACACATAGGCGACGCCACGCTGTATCTGGGCGACTGCCTGGAGATATTGCCGACGCTACCGAAGGTAGATGCGGTGATAACGGACCCGCCGTATGGGATCAATGCCGCCCGCGACCGCAATAGTCAGAAGGATGGATGGATCGACTACCCATGCAGCGGATGGGACAAGGAGCGCCCGCCGCGTGAGGTATTCGACGCTATGCGCTCCTGCAGCAGCCAACAAATCATTTGGGGCGGTAACTACTTTACCGACTACCTGCCGCCGACCATGCAGTGGCTGGTGTGGGACAAGTGCCAGCGGGAATTTTCGCTTGCTGATGGCGAGTTTGCATGGTCAAGCCAACGCAAGGCGGCGCGCATTTTTACTTACTCGCGCGGTGCGGCGCTGCAAGACGGAAAGGAGCACGCCACGCAAAAGCCAGTGGCGCTGATGAAGTGGTGCATTGACCGGCTAGACGATCCGGCTACCGTTCTCGACCCCTTCATGGGCAGCGGCACGACTGGCGTCGCCTGCGCACAACTCGGCCGCAAGTTCATCGGCGTCGAGATAGAGCCCAAGTATTTCGACATTGCCTGCGAACGGATCGACAACGCCTACCGACAAGCGAGGCTCTTTGCATGAGCGCCGCCGCCATCCGGTCGCGGGCGGCGGCGGGAGGTGGCAAGTGACGCTGCGTTATCAATCAATCGCCGCAACCGCGGCACAACAGGAGCAACTATGGAAGCGAAATGCGTACCGCAAGGCACCGCCATCGTCGTGTTGGATCGCGGATTCGTTTATGTCGGTAACGTCACCGTGGACGGCGATTGGTGCCTGATCGAGAACGCGAAGAACATTCGCGTGTGGGGCACGACGAAAGGGCTTGGCGAACTCGTTAACGGCCCGACCAAGGATACAAAACTGGATGCGGTCGGCAACGTGCGCGCCCCGATGCGCGCGGTCATCAGCATCATTGACGCGAAGGCCGACAAATGGACTGGCGCACTCTAACACTTGACGGCTCCGGCTACGGCTACGGCTCCGGCTACGGCTACGGCTCCGGCGACGGCTCCGGCTACGGCTCCGGCGACGGCTACGGCTCCGGCGACGGCTACGGCTCCGGCTCCGGCTACGGCTCCGGCTACGGCTACGGCTACGGCTCCGGCTACGGCTACGGCTCCGGCGACGGCTCCGGCTCCGGCTACGGCTCCGGCGACGGCTTCGGCGACGGCTTCGGCGACGGCTTCGGCGACGGCTCATGACGCTGCGCGAGCGGTTGATGGAGCTGGCGGTTGATGCCAATGCGACGGATGCAACAGGCGAGTATCTGACGCGCGAACGCCTCGCCATAGCCGCCGCTCGCTTGGCGCTAGAGGACGCAGCGAAGGTGTGCGACGACCGGGCGATCGTCTGCGATGGCCTAGAGTCGGACGCATCTACCCGGTACTTTGCGGACACCATGCGGGGCGCCAAGAAAGAGGCTGACACTTGCGCCGCCGCCATCCGGTCGCGGGCGCGGGAGATAGACCATGGATGAGCGGGCAGCGTTTGAGGCGTGGGGCGCACCGTTCGGTTATTACTTCGGGCGCGACGACCATGGACGCTATCGCTCGCCGATTACGCGAGAAGCCCTGTTCGCATATGAGGCTGGGCGCGCCGCCGGTCTGCGCGAGGGGCGGGAGCGGGCGGCGAGCATTGCCGACGATGCGGGAGAGCCGGACAGATACAAGTGCTATGCCACCGGCAAACGAATCGCCGAACGTATCCGCGCTATGGGCGACGAGCGGGCGCGGGAGATAGAGTGAATGCTCGCTTATTACAACGAGCACGACCCTTTCGCCGCGGCCTGGTTGCGCGAGTTGATGGCCGACCGGCTGATCGCGCCGGGCATCGTGGACGAGCGGAGCATTGAAGATGTCACGCCAAGCGAGCTTGCTGGATTTCGACAATGCCATTTCTTTGCCGGCATCGGCGTGTGGTCCCTCGCGCTGCGACAGGCCGGATGGCCCGACGATCGCCCCATCTGGACCGGATCGTGCCCCTGCCAACCTTTCAGCGCGGCAGGCAAAGGCGGCGGGCTTGCTGACGAGCGGCACCTCTGGCCGGCGTTCCACTGGCTTATCCGCGAGTGTCGCCCTGCAATCGTCGTTGGCGAACAGGTTAGCAGTGACGACGGCCTCGGTTGGCTCGACGTTGTACTCGCTGACCTGGATCAAGAGGGTTACACCAGCGGGGCACTCGATACCTGCGCTGCGGGCTTCGGGGCGCCCCATATCCGGCAGCGGTTGTACTGGGTGGCCCACACCGATGAGCGCGGACAACCGGGACCGCGGCTCATGGGACGATCCAGCGATTCAGCGGCGGGCACGGATTGGCAAAAGCATCGAATTGTCGATGCTGGTTGGAGTGGCGGGGTGGCCGACGCCGAACGCGATGGAGGGCGGGCAGACGAGTCGGGGCGGGGATCGCAAGGGCGAGTTGTTGATGGGCGGGATAGCGCAGATGGCGGGATGGCCGACGCCGGTAGCGCAGCAAGAGAACGGGACTCCGGAACGATTCATAGAACGAAAACGGGAAAGCGTAGCGCGCGGGAACAGCATGGGGATCGCGCTGACGGACCTCAACATGGTCGCGCAGACAGTCGGCCCGGCCCGACTAACGGCCTCTGGCGAGCTGCTGACTGGCTCGGATGCCGCGATGGAAAGTGGCGGCCAGTTGCACCCGGAACATTCCCTCTGGCTCCAACTGGGACCGTTCGCAACCGCGTGGGCACGCTGCGCGGAGCGGGTAACGCGCTCAACGTCGCGCAAGCCGAAGGCTTCCTCCGCGCCGTCGACAGCGTCCTCGACGAGCGGGCGCGGGAGATAGAGTGATCGACGATTGCTATCAGGGCGACGTGCGCGCCGGCCTTCGCGCCTTCATCGCGGCCGGCATTCGCGCGCAGACGTGCGTGACGTCCCCGCCTTATTGGGGCCTGCGCGATTACGGCGTGGCGGGGCAGTTGGGGCTAGAGCCGACGATTTCCGAATACGTCGCGGGCATGGTGGAAGTGTTCGCGCTGGTGCGCGACGTGCTCGCGGATGATGGGACGCTGTGGCTTAACCTCGGGGACAGTTACGCCAACGGTACCAAGTGGGGCGGCAGCACTGGCGGCAAGCATGCGGCCGGGTTGCATGGCGCGAGCGGCATCGGACGCCAGAAAGTGACGACCGGCCTAAAGGCGAAAGACTTGTGCGGCATCCCCTGGCGCGTCGCCTTCGCGCTCCAGGCGGACGGCTGGTATCTGCGCAGCGACATCATTTGGCACAAGCCCAACCCGATGCCGGAGTCGATCACCGATCGCCCGACAAAATCTCATGAATATCTGTTCCTGCTATCGAAGCGGGAGCGGTACTACTTCGATGCGGAATCGTTCAAGGAACCGACGATAGGCAACACGCCGCACGATTTGACCGGCGGCTATGCAAGCGCGCCCGGACAAAAACCGCAATCAGGATCGCGCGCCAATTACAAAACGCCGGACGGATGGGACACCAGCAAGGGCGCTGGTGGCCACGGATCGTTCCACAAGGAAGGGCGTGAGGCCGGGCATACAGGTTATGTGTCGAAGTCTGGCAACAGGGAACGCAAGCCGGCCAGCGCGCGCGGCGTGCCGATTGAAACGGACGGCAAGAGCGGCGGCGGTGTCGCGGGCTCGGTGCCCTGGGAGGGGTCGATGCGCAACCGGCGAACGGTCTGGACGATCGCCACCGAAAGCTATTCAGAGGCGCATTTCGCCACCTATCCGCGCGCGCTGGTCGAGCCCTGCATTCTCGCGGGGTCGAGGCCCGGCGACGTGGTGCTCGATCCGTTCATGGGCAGCGGCACGACGGCGCAGGTCGCGCAGGATTTGGGGCGCCGGTGGATCGGCTGCGAGCTGAATCCGGCGTACATCGCAATGCAGGCGCGGCGCACGGCTCAACGCGGGCTTGCGCTCGAAATCGCCGCCGGGGACGCCGCTACTGCAACCCGCGCATATCCAGCGCGCGCGGGAAAATGGCGATGATCGGATAGACCACCGTCGCATCGCCCCGGCGCAGCGTCTTGAACGTCAAGACGACGCCGAAGGTGGCCGCCATGTTCCGCGCGTGCGCCTTCACCGCGCGCAGGGCATTGCCGCGCGTGGGGAACGTTTCCCCGTTCGCGCGAATCCGGCCATTGGCCGCGACGAAGTGCCAAACGAACTGACCGCGCTTCGCCGGTACCACCTCGATGCGATCCGCCGTCATGCGGGGAACGGCCCCGGCACCGCGCGCCCCGGCGGCTGCGCGCACAGCCACGCCACGTAGGCATCGCCGCTGCCGTCCACATCCGGTACCCAGCCGTTCGCCTGGATCGACCAGAAGCGGTAGCCGGTGCCGTAGGCTTGTTCATTGACGTTGATCCCGCCGCCGCTGCCCGCCGCGTACCACTGTACGTACAGCACCACGGTGGCCGGATCGTAGATCGCGCCCAGCGCCGTGCGCTCCGCGTCCGTACAGAGCGCCCACGCGCATAGCTGGCCGACCTTGAGCCGCGCGCGGAAGGCTTCAAGCGCATCATGCGGCTTGGCCTGGTCGGCGTAGAAGTTGATCCGGCCGGCGAGCTGGCGCACCTCGATCGGGATCAGGTCCGAATGCCCGCGCGCGTCCATATCGCCCACGAAGGATGAGAGTGTGGATTGCTGCGTCCACTTGATGGGACAGGGAAAGGTTCCGTCATCGGTCACAGCATGACTCCTACGAGGATGCCAACAAGCAGTGCGAGCGCGACGGCGACCACCTTGCGGTGCGCGTCGGCCCAAGTCAGCGCGGATTGCGCCGTGTCAGTGAATTTGCTCAAGCGGTGCCTCCGTAGCGGCGCGCAGGCCGCGATAAAACGACTCCCAAGCCGCTACGCGGTCGCGGCATTCGGCGTGGATTTCGGCCACGTCCACGAACCATGCAACAAAGCTTGCACTGTCGGCGGGGCCGGCAGGGGTCGCAGGGGCTTGGTCAGGGCCGGCGGGGGTGCCGGCAGCGTTGGCTTGACTGGTAGCGTCGGCGAGCACGCGCACAGCGTCAGCAGGAACCCGCACGCCAGCGCCCAAAGAAACAGCGCGGTTGCGGAGTGGCGTAAACGTGTCATGGCGCACCTCGTCTCGATGACTTTCAGCGGCTTGTGTGGCCGCGACCTGTTGGCCGTACAATGTGGCAATCGCCGCTTCCCTGCGTAGGGCTTCCTTTTTCTCTGCGGCCAGCACGTCACGCTCGGCGCGCGCGTCCTTGCACGCGGTGTTGCACCACGTTTCCACCTTGTGCTTGACGACGGCCACGGTGCCGAGGAATGCGAGCGCCGCCACCGCGTAGACGATGAGCATGACCGG